CTTGTAAATCCGATATAACGACAATGCGCTTAATCGTCCTCGTCCTCATCCTCGTAGGGCGACTGATCTGGATTAAGGATAATCCAATCGGGAAGACGCATCTGTTCTTCTATGTACCAGCGCGATTTATCTTCACCATAACCAGCCCTGACCAGAGCTTCATAACACTCAACAATTTGTGCAGCCCAAATATCTATGGGCTTTAACGGCTCACCTGATCTGCGCGCAGCAGATTCTTTGCGTTTACGCCTAGCGGCGAGTTCGCTTTTTGTTGGTTTTCTTGCGCTCATTAGTAAGCAATTCTAAGACCATGCGCTCAAGTTTATCGATGCGCGACACGATGTTCGATGCTTCCAATATACCCGGCACTTCATGACGAATAATGTAACGAAGCCCGCCGACAATAAGTGCGCAGCAGGAAAGGATGGCAGCAACAAAGGCTGCCCATTCTGCTGGAGTCATCGCCGACCGAAAGCCGTATCGTTAGGGTTGAGCCAACGGATTATTACAGGCGCAGTTGCACTTACAGCGCTTGTCAAAATTGTTTTCCAATCCAATCCCACCGCTAGGTAGGTTGCCAACGCGGCTGCTAGAAAGGATCTTGCCCAACTTGCGCTTGCTGCTTTTAGGCTTTCCATTTATCGGTTCTCCCGTCAGTAAGGGTATTCTGAACATACTGCCATCATGATCGCCCTTAGCAGTAAAGCTGCAATGAATATGTGTTTTGTGTGGGTTAATGCCTTTGTAAACTCTCCACTTGTAATTACCACGCCATGAAGCAATCTTGCCATTGAAGATTATGTAAGAAATTCGTTTATCAGATCTGGCAAGTAATCGAAGCTGATCAACAAGGTCGAACGCTTCGGATTTGTGGGATCGCAAATCAGCATCAATGTCGATGGCACGTACAATGCCTTCAGCAGTAGGATTGTGATCGGACTTACGAGCAGCATGCTTCGCATCACCGATCCAGCCGTCTGAAGTTCTATCTCTATCGGGGAACGCATCGTCAATCTGTTCGCGTAACTGTTGCCCCGCTTTACACAGTTTAGCCAAGACCCAAAACCTTTAAATCGTCACTCGTTAAACCTAATGCACTTAACTTGGCTTCCGCCGCTGTTCTTTTAATCGCGGTTTCAGCTTCAAGTTTTTCTTTGATTTCATTTTCTTTTTTCAATTGTGCTTCATCTTTAGCTTTTTGAGCTAATTCTTCAGCATTCAATTCTCTTTCAATGACAGTTTGAGTAGCAGCATCAATTTGTGTGATTTTGTGTGTCATTTTTTAACTGTCCTTTATTCCGTAAATCTTGATTTTTCCTGAGATAGTAGAAGAATCGGGATATATCTCAATTCCATCAAATTGAGTTGTCGCTCTAAAAGTGCCACCAGAAAATTGGATTGCATCGGAAGTTGCTACGACTGCTGTGTAGGCAGTTTGATTAGCAGCTTGTGGAGAGTATAAAACAATCTGAGAATTGTTAGGGCCGCCGCTTGCGTTTGAATCGACATTTCCCATATAAGACCAAGCCGTTGTCGTTGCCAAATTTTGGTCAAAACTTCCAGCCGTACTCTGCCCTCGGCGACCATCTCGGTAATTGCTCGTCGTATCGGAAGAACCTGATGCTCTCAATCTCGTTCGTAATCTTACATCGCTGCCTGATGCAATTGTGACATTTTCAAGAACAATAAAATAATTATTGTAAGTGCTTGTAAAGCAATTATCTATGGTCACAGAAGATGAAGCACTAAATGTATTTGTAGTAACATAGATTAAAGAACCACCACCGCCAGCGGTTGCCCATTTGACCTTATAAGGTGAAACTGTTGTATCGGCAGTTAATACTTGACCTGTTGTTCCAATTGGTAAATTATCATAAGTACCTGAACCTGTACCTACAACAATGTCACCAGCAGCAGTAATTGTTGTTGCCATGTCGTTTGTAATTGTTACGGTTCCAGATGTGCCACCGCCGCTAATTCCCGTGCCAGCAGTTACGCCCGTGATGTCGCCTGAGTTACCAATTCCGACCCATGAAGATCCATCATAAACTTCAGTCGCGTTGGTATCTTTGAGATACGAAACCATGCCTTCGGCAAGTACGCCTGACAGCGCAGTTGTGCGAGCTGTGGCATCTGCAAACACCATGACGACTTGCTCTTGCAAATAAGTATTAACCTGAGCTGCCGTAAGCACGTCACCCGTGTTAAACAGCTTGTATCCTGCACCTGCCATCAATTGCTCCTTAGTAGCTCAGCACGTCCTCGCCTAGTATACCGCTAATCGTGCTATCTAACACGAAACCGGCTAATAAAGGCTCAGATGTGAATAGGGTTGTGTTCCAGCTTGATTTCGTAATGTCGTGATGTATGGCGTTTACAAGGCTAGGTTGTGTTACCGTGGTTGATCCCGGCATTGTTTTTGTGACTGTCACGCCATCGAGCAATTCAATATCTACCCCTGCCAATGGCTTGTTTGGGTTCACATCGTCATAAAGGTTGAGCTGGATGCTATCGATGCGCACTTCAGGATCTTTACGCGTGGCTAAGATGCCCTTGGCTTGGTTCAGGGCTTCAGTATCGCTTTGAACCAAAATGCCGGTGCGCTCGCCTGAGTGCAAGAAATAGGTGTCAATGCTGGTCTGATCAAAAGCATTTTGAGCTGTGCCGCCTGCGCGTGTCACGGTGACATCATTCAGTAGGTTTGTGTCATCGTAAGCGACAACCGCGTTGGTATATGAGATATTGCTGCCTGTATCGCTGAAAGTGTAAAGGGACGTGGCAGGGTTACTAATAAGGTTATTACGGCTAATAAAACGAACATTGGACTCGGCATCGATAAACAAGCCGCCAAACTCGCTGTTCTCTACCGTCTGTAAAGCCTCTAGAACGTTCCTAGAGCCACCGGGATCCGCCTGAAGAGTGGAGTCCCCACTATCGATGTCGCGAAGGCTTACAGGCCATTCTACGGCATCTAGAAGGGCATTTACGCGAGCGCCCGACAATTGCCCTGCGCCTGCGCCTGCAACCGTATCAATTGCTGAACCAGCAAGCAGTTTGAAGGCATCCACGCATTTGAGCATGACTGAGCTGACATCCTCATTACCTTGCCTAAAGCCTGTGTCATAGTCTGTGATGTAGCCTGAAAATAGATAATAGTCCACGCCTAGGTATGTTGCGTAGATAATGATTTGGCGTAAAGGTTTCAAGTTAGGGTAATAAACGCTTGCGCTGTTAAGTGGGTTCCAATCACCGTTTTGATCATAAAGCATGACGTTGGCGCTGCCGAACTCGAACTTGGATGTAATGCGGTTGCGCCCTCTGCGAATGGCTACTTTGTAAACCAAATCTGTGATCTCAACGGGCAAGGTTCCAGAACCTAAGCGGTTCGTTCCAAGTATGCCCTCTGTTGCGGAACCAAGAATAAGCGGATCTGTTTCAAAAGCGGTATCGCTATCGAAATCAACAAAGACCCTAAGTGTAGGTGCTGGCATTAGATCGCGATGCTGCTAAACAGCACGCCCTTCCCTGCTCGTTGATATTGATATTGAATGTCAGTAATTGTTTCTGCTAAATCCTCAGCGGTTACAACCGAACCTTCAACGGTGACATTGATAGTGACATCGGGTACTAGACCTAAACCCGTAGCTGCTTCAATAGATTGGTTAAGAAATTCATTGGCTAATTGACCCTCGGCTAGAGCTGTCGCCAAATCTGCCGCGCTTACACTTTCAGTCAATAAATTAGCAGCTTCAAGCGAAGCATTTGCAGCGGCTAAAAATTCTTCCGCCGCTGTTTTTTCTTCAGGTGTTGTGGCACTTGCAATTGCATTAGTGGCTGCTTGTATGGCATCTGCGGCTTGTTGTGTTGCAATGGCAGCGGATGTTCCTGAAGCCTGTGCCGCCTGTGCGTATGCCGTTGCTTTATCAGTTTTTGCCGCCAACACCGCTTGATTTGCTGCTGCTCGACTATCAGCAATTGATTTGGTTAAACTATCAAGTAATGCTTGCTGAGCCTTAAAGTTTGCAAATA